TTACATCGCGCCGCAATGCGGGCACGGCACGAAGTACCGGCGCTGGTCGCTCACCTCGTATTCCCGTTCGATCCGGCTCAGCCCCCGGATGGTGGGCGTCGACACCAGCAGCACCTTGCGCCGATGGGCGAAGGTCAGCGACCGTGCCTCGGCCAGCGTGACCGGGTCGCCTTCCTCGTCGGCCGAGGCCGGATAGGCGTCGACCTCGTCGAGGAAGATGTACCGCGCCGGGGTCGATCGGAGCCCGACCGCCGAGTTGGCGCCGGTCATGATCAGGATGCCGCCCGCGAACTCCTTGGACAGCATCGTGTTGCCCGCGTCGCGGGATCGTGCGGGTTTGACCCGCTCCCGCAGATCCGGGCTTTCGTCGATCAGCGGGTCGATCCGCTGCCGCGAGTTCCGCTTGGCCAGTTCCACCGTGGGCTGGACCGCCAGCATCGGACCCGGCGCCTGGTGGATCGCGAAGCCGATCCAGTTGTTGCCTGCCTCGGTCGCCCCAACCTGTGCGGCCTTCATGAACACGATCCGCTGCGTGGGATCGCCGGGCGACAGCCGGTCCATGATCTCGCGCATGTAAGGCGTGCGCGCCGTCCGATATCGCCCCGGTTCCGCCGAAGCGCGGCCCGAGAGCATCCGGTGCCGGTCCGCCCATTCCGAGACGGTCAGGTCCGGATCGGGCCGCAGCCCGTTGCCCCAGGCGCGCAGGATCTCGCCCGCGCCGTCGAAATCGGTCAGGCCATCTTCCGGCCCTGCGCTTACGCTCCGGGCATTCGTCCCTCGCAAGGGTCCACTGGACCCTTCCGTTTCGCTGTCGCGAAATCGGTCCTCATCACCGGAAGTCGGGCCGGACCTCGGCAAGCTCGTCGAGGTGGGCGCGTACATGTTTCTCCAGCACCTTCTGCATCGCGGCTGGCTCGACGCCCAGATCGGCCGCCATCAACGCCGCCGCGCGCGCAGGCCAGTTCACCCACGCGTCCCGTTCCTCGCGCGCCAGGCGGAACACCAGCGCCAGCGCGCGGGCCCGCTCGATCAACTCCCCCTTCAGCTTCTGCAGCCGGATGCGCCGTTCCTGCGCCTTCAGCACCTCGTTCGCGGTCTTCGCCTGCAGGAAGGTCGTGCCGCCGCCCACCGCCGGAACCGCCAGCCCCTGTTCGCGTAGCGTGTCGCCGACGGCCGCCACCGCCGCCTCGGGGACAGGCTTCAGCTTCGCCGCGGGCGGCTTTCTCGTCTTCGACGGGTCCGTCGTCTCGGCACGTCTGGCGTCGCTGGCCACCGCGTCGATGCTGCCGTCGGGATAGAGGACCAGCCGCTCGGCCGTCTTCGCCTTCTGGATCGCGCCCCGCGACAGCCCGACATGGGCGGCATACTGGCGCTCGCTCATGCCCTGCATCGACGGCTCCGATTATCGTTCAATATCATGCGCTTATCTCGTTGATGAGCATCGCGGACAGAGCGAACGTGTCTCCAACGAAACGATGCAACTCACCACGGAGCCACCACGATGACCCGCCGCGCGACTGACAGTGAGACCGCTCCCGCCACCGGTTCGAGGGAGCGGTCGAACAAGGCCCTCGACGCCTTCCTCGCCGCCAAGTTCGAGATCGACGCGATGCTGGAACGCCTCGCCACCCTCAGCGCCGACCACTTCGATACCAGCCCCGACGAGATCCACTGGGGCCACGTCGGCACTCTGAACCACTACCGCGCCAAGCTGCGCGAGATCAGCGATATGGCCTTCCACGAAGGCGAACACGCCGAGTGAGATGACCCACTCCCGGTCCCGCCCGCCGCCTGGCGGGCTCGGCCTCGTAGAAGGGCCCGCATCCCGCGCGCCCCGATACGGGAGACGACGATGACCCAGCTTTCCGACACCCAATCCCTGATCCTTAGCGCCGCAGCACAGCGGCCCGAGCACATCGCCCTGCCGCTGCCCGAGAGCCTGCGCGGCGGTGCCGCCGCCAAGGTGGTCGGCGCGATGCTCTCCAAGGGTCTCCTGCAGGAGGTCGACGCCGACCTGCGCAAGGGCGAACCGATGTGGCGCGAAACCGGCGACGGGCACGGCACAACACTGGTCGCCACCGATGCAGGGCTCGCCGCCATCGGCATCGAGCCCGAGGACACGAACACCGCGCCTGTGGGCGTCGACCACGCGCCGAGCGACGCGCCCGCGACGGACACCCCGACCGCGCCTGAAGCCGCGCCCAAGGCGCGCACGCCGCGCGAGGGGACGAAGCAGGCCACGCTGATCGCCATGCTGCGCGCGCAGGAAGGCGCGACCATCGAGGAGATCACCGCCACCACGGGCTGGCAGTCGCACACTGTGCGCGGCGCGATGGCCGGGGCGCTGAAGAAGAAGCTCGGGCTCGAGGTGACCTCGGAGAAGGTCGAGGGGCGCGGACGGGTCTACAGGCTTTCGGCAGCCTGACTCCGTGAGACGATTGCTACGCCGCCGCCCCGACCGGGCGGCGGTTTCTCATTGCCACGACAGCAGATCGCGGGCGGCGGCCTGCAGGATGTCCTGCGCCATGCGCGGCTCACAGGTGTAGATGCCGCCCGGCTCAGGTTCGCCGACATGCTCCGCAAACCAGTCCCGTCCCTCGTCCGAGATCGGACGCAGGACGACGATGGTCCCGAGATCGTTGATCTCGATATGTTGCCAGCCTTCGGACATGCCCGAAGGCTACCAGTCCGACCAAGCGCTTGTCAGCGAAACGGTCACCAGCCGCGCAGGCGTTCGAAGAGCCGTCGCAGCAGATAGCCGCGCGCCAGCGAGACGCCGACGAAGGCGAGGCCGATGGTCAGATGCTCCGGGAGCCCCGTCTCAATCCCGAACCACGGGAACACGACGATCTGCGTGGCGATGGCCAAGACGTAGCCGACCACGACGTTTGTCGCGGTCTCGACCAGCGACATGAGGCGGGACTGCTTCATGCCGCTGCCTCATCCATCGGCCAGAAGTTGAGCTGCCAGAGTTCGCAGCGCATGCGCCGCAACCAGGGGGACCACGCCGTTGCCACAGAGCCGAAGCCGGTCCACCCGGTGGGCCAACCCATCAGCGCCTCGACGAACAGCGGGTTCAAGGTCCGGCGCGGCTCGGAGGTATCGCTCCCAGCCATCGGCGTCACCAGGACCTGGCGGCCAAGCAGGCCGTTCACCGGCGTATTCGCCAAGCTCGTTGCCCCGTCCTTGTGATCCCGCGCCGTCGGGGTCATCCACAGCCCCGCCGAATGGGTCAGATCGGCCGACCGGCGATTGCCCGCGCTCGGCTTGGCACGCCCGTTCGCCATCGGCGTCGGCCACATCGCGGCCGTCGTCGCGAGATTCATCCCATGGTGCCCAGCTTCTTGAGAGGGCGTGGGCTTCGTCTGCCGGTTCTCGTTGGCGCTGGCCCTCGGCGTCGGCCAGAGCCGCAGCAGTTCCGTCCGGTTCCCGCCACTCGACCGGGTCCCAGAGCAGGCGCGCGGGGTCGGCCAACTCGTCTCCTTCGCGGATGGCGAGGATGAACAGCCGTTCGCGCTTGTGGGGCGCACCGACTTCCGCCGCCGTGAAGAGGCCTGCCGCAAGCTTGTAGCCCATGCCGACCAGTCCTGCAGCGACTTCGGGGAAGCCGAGGCGGAGATGATGGGCGACATTTTCGAGGAAGACGAAGTGCGGCTGGACCTCTCCGATGATGCGGGCAACATGCGGCCAGAGGTGGCGCGGGTCGTCCGCGCCCCGGCGTTTGCCTGCGACAGAGAACGGCTGGCACGGATAGCCCGCAGTGACGATATCCACCGCGCCGCGCCATGGGCGGCCGTCGAAGGTTCCAACGTCGTCCCAGACAACAGCCTGATCCAGGGACGCGTCCTCCATCCGCGCCACGAGAGTGGCTGCGGCGAAGGTCTCCCGTTCGACATGGCCCACAGCACGATATCCGGGGATGGCGATCGTGAGCCCGAGGTCCAGCCCGCCTGCTCCGGAGCAGAGGGAGAGGCCGAAGAGGCATGCGTCTGCCGTTCCGGAAGCGCGTCCGGTGGAATGTAGAGCCAGGTCATGCATGTCACGCGGCGGGTTCGGGGAAGGTTTCAGGTTCGGCCGTGCTTTCCGCCAGCCGCTCGGTTCTCACGGCCGCGAAGGTCCGGCCGTCCCCGTCGAGGATCGCATCGCGGCCGGTTTCGGCCTGCCAGCGTTCGACGGCGACATCGACATAGGCCGGGCTGATCTCCATCGCGAAGACGCGGCGGCCATTGGCCTCGCCCGCCATGATCTGCGAACCGGACCCCGAGAATGGCTCGTAGCAAAGGCCGCCCCGCGCCACATGCTGGCGCATCGGGATCCCGAAGGCGTCGAGCGGCTTCGGCGTCGGATGGTCGGGCCTGTCATCCTTGGCAAAGCTGGGCAGCGCCCATGTCGACGGCGGGGTTTCCTCGGCCACTTTGGGCGGGCGGTTCGGACGACGCCAGCCCATGAAACAGGGTTCGTGCTTCCAGAGGTAGTGCGACCGGGTAAGAACCCCGCGGTCCTTCACCCAGATGATCTGCTGATGCACGAAGGCCCCGGCCTTTTCCCAGCAGGCTTCCAGCATCGCCTGGCGACGCGAGGCGTGCCAGCAATACCAGGCGGCATTCTCGGCGATGGCTTCCGCGACGGCGGCCGCGATGAAGCCGTCGTAGAGCTCGGCCCCCTGCGAACTGTCATCCCACGTCGTGCCGTAGGACGCCGACCAGTCCTTGTTGCGGGTCGGATGGTTCGAACCGTCATAGTCGACGAGATACGGCGGATCGGTCGCGAACAGGATCGCCCGTTCGCCATTCATCAGGCGGCGCACATCGGCAGCGCTGGTGCTGTCACCGCAAAGGAGCCGGTGATCGCCGAGGATCCACAGGTCGCCGGTGCGCGATGCCGGGTTGCGCGGCGGTTCGGGGATGGTCACCGGCGGCACAGAGCCACCGGCGCCACCTTCTTCCCCGTCCCCCTCCGGCACGAAGGCCAGCAGCTTGTCCAACTCGCCGTCGGAGAACCCGACAAGCGACAGGTCGAAATCTTCAGCCAGCAGGTCGTTCAGTTCCGCCGACAGCAGCGCCTCGTCCCAGGTGCCGAGTTCGGTCAGCTTGTTGTCCGCGATCCGATACGCCCGGCGCTGCGCCTCGGTCAGGTGGCCCAGCACGATCACCGGCGCTTCGGTCAACCCCAACTGCGTGGCTGCAAGCACCCGGCCGTGGCCAGCGATCAGTTCGCCATCCTCGGCCACGAGGCATGGGACGGTCCAGCCGAACTCGGCCATGCTAGCCGCGATCTTGGCGACCTGATCCGCGCCATGCGCCTTGGCATTGCGGGCGTAGGGCTGGAGTTTCGCCAGCGGCCACATCGCGATCCGATCCGGGGCAAAGCTCAGCGTCATCGTCGGGTCTTTCCTCGGATCAAGGTGGATACCCCTGGCTTCCGGACTCCGGGGTCCAGTCTGGACTCCAAGCGGGGTCCAGCGGCCACCGGGGGTGTCCAGTATCAAGGGTTTGATTTTGCAGTGTTTCAGGCGGGTTCAGGCGGCGCTGGCTTCCAGGTGGCTTCCCAAAAATCCGGCCCTGTCGCTAGCGATGTGCCGCGCTTCGCCCGCCAGCATACGAAAACGCCCAGGAAGGAACCAAGATATCAAAGGCTTGGCAGTTCGGACCCTCACTGGTCCCCTCGCTGGACCCCGGAAGCCAGCGACGCGGCCTCTGCCTGCGCGCTCCTCTCCCGAGCATATTGAATCTGTAGCTTCCTGGACGCGATCTGTCTTGGCGTCTGGTGTCTCGCTTGAAAGTGTCTCGCCCACGCGACGGCTATTGACAGGTTCAGGGCGTCACCTTCGCGACCACGAAGTCCATCGACCGCTTCGACGGCACGCGCTTGCCGTTCAGACGCCAGACGATGACGGCGATGCCATACTGCCAGCGCCGGTTGGCGGTGGCGCGGCTGATGCCCAATTCCCAGCAGATCGGCTTCCATGGCTTGCGGTTCGCCCGGAGCCAGACAAGGCGCGCGTCGGCCGGGTCGAGCCAGCGCAACCACAGCAGCGTTTCGTCGGCTTGGGTGATTTCGCGCGGGCCGGGCTTCGGCCGTCGCATCCGGGCTTCCTGACCGACCTGATCGGCAAAGCTGTGGAAATACTCAGGCCAAGCGTTGAAGTAGCCCTGTGGCTTCACGTCGGGCAGCGACCGGAAAACATCGGCAGCGCTCTCAAGGCGCGCTTCGACAATGGCAGGGGTCCACTCAGCCATGGGCGATCTCCCTTGGCTCGACACGCGGGCCGTAGAGTTTTTCACCCAGTTGGCGGACCAGTTCCTGCTCCGGCCAGGTGAGACGCGGGTCATCGATGGAGACGGCCAGCAGACCATGGTCGTGCCAGCCATCCTGCTTGACGCGATCTGGATCACGGCGGGTGCCACCATAGCCACGGGGATACCACCTCACGCGACACCCCCGTTCGTTTCGATTGCCCAATGCAAGATGGCGATGGCATCCGCCTCGTTGTCATCGGCCGGGCTGAACCCACGCGCCCGCGCGGCCGTAATCATCGCCTCCTTGTCGGCGTTGCCCTTCCCGGTGGCATGGCGCTTGATGGTGCCAACCGGAACGCCCTCATAGGGGATGCCGCGGAGTTCAGCCCATGCCGTGAGGGTGGCCATCAGCCCGCCATAGACATGGGCTGCGTCCGTGCCGACATGGCGGCGGACTTCCTCGAACCAGATCGCGGCGATGGGGCCTGATAGCCGGTCGATCTCGGTCAGCCAGTTGGTGAACCGAAGATACCGCATGCCGCCGCCGTCGAAACGTCCGGGGCGAAAGGATGTCGTGCCGGACGTGATCAGGCCGTCATGGCTTCGCAAAGCCCAACCTGTCGTCGTCCCAAGGTCGAGGGCAAGGATGGAGGAGATGAAAATGCGCCCCTGCTCGGGGCGGACTTCCTGCGCGGAGATCTGTGTGTTCATGGTGAAGGCTCACAAACTGTGGGCCTTCGGCTTCGGTCGCGGTCAGATTTAGCACGCACCGAGTCTGCCCCAAAGCGAAAACGACTGCGCGCCGTTCGAGGGAAACAACCGACGCTGTTTGGTCCCCGTCCCAACCTCTGGCCCCTCAAACCCAAGGTTCAATGGGGTCGGGGCACACCTTTATCATTCAAATTCAATGAGTTGATGGAATGGCACCCCAACCGCTGTGTCCCCAACGGGTGGTCAACTCCTTTTACATGGAATCGTATGGCCCCGACGATTTTCATCGTTCCACATGAATAGTCATCAATAGGTTGGGGAAACAGCATAAGGTTGGGCACACCGTTGTTTCTGCAGGCTTTCCTGTGTCCCCAACGCGAGATGGAAGTTGGGGCAACGTTGGGTCTACTGGGAAGGTTGGGACGCTTGGGGACAAGGGATGTCTTGACCGTGCCCGTTTTTTTGACCTACAAGTAGGGAGAAAAAACGGGCATGAGGAATCGAGCATGGCAGGATGGGTTGAAACGAAGATACTGGGTGAGCCTTGGGATGTGGACCGTCGCATCGCCGAGATGGGATTGTCGATGGATGGTTTGATCAACTCGGTACGCGCGGCTCGCACTGCGAGTGGAAACGCGACGGCGCTGCATCCTTCGAACGCGGCAGGCACCTTTGGCTATCACGAGGGCGTCGCATCTCTCCGCCAGGAGTTCATTGGCGACGAATGGGTCATCGACCGGAAAGACGGGGTCGAGACCATCCGCAACGACCGGAAAGGGCTGAAGATCGGGTTCTGCAACGTCGATCGCGCCTGTGGCGACAAGGCGCCGAAGCCGCGCTCGGACAAGGGTGCGGCGTCCGAACGTGCCTGCGGCCCGATGCTTTTCGATCCGGAAGAACTTCGTTTCTTCGTCCGTGGCGATGCCGTGGGGCTCGCGTTTTATTACCTCATGGTCGACGATATGGGACGGGCCGAACTCACCCGGCCCAAGATTTCGGGCAAGACCTTCGAAGGCGCAGTGGAGCGCATCTTCCTGCTTCCCGAAGGCGACGAAGAAGACATGCTCCTGAATCTCGACGACGACGGCATCGCGGAGGATTTCGAGCCCAAGATCGTGCGCAAGTAGGCGTCACATGTTTGAAGAATCACGATTGAAATTGGCTCGTGCGCGGCGCGGGCTAACGGCGAAAGCGCTTGCCGAACAGGCTGGCGTTAGCGTCGACACCATCAAACGTCTCGAGCAGGGGCGGAACGAGCCTGAGCCGCATACGGTGGGGAAGCTGGCAGAGGCGCTTGGATACCCGGAAGAATTCTTCTTCGGACCCAAGGTCGATGCCGTCGATCCCGGTGCTGTCAGTTTCCGCTCATTCTCGAAGATGACGGCCAAGGAGCGCGATGCCTCTCTTGGCGCCGGATCGGTGGGGCTCATGCTGAGCGGATGGGTCGAGGAGCGATTTGGTTTGCCGGAGCCCGATCTGATCGATCTGTCGTACGAAAGCGACCCTGAGGTGGCAGCGTCGCACATGCGGCAGCAGTGGGCGCTTGGGCAGCAACCCATCGCTGACCTGATGGCGCTTCTGGAAGTCAAAGGAATTCGGCTGTTTTCGCTTACCGAGAACACCGCGTCGGTCAACGCCTTCTCTTTCTGGCGCGGCGGCAAGCCGTACATGTTCCTGAACAACTTCAAGACCGCCGAAAGCAGTCGTTTCGATGCCGCACATGAACTGGCTCACCTCGTCATGCACAAGCATGGCGACCCAAAGAAGGGACGAAATGTCGAGCGTGAGGCAAACGCCTTTGCTTCGGCGTTCCTGATGCCCGCCGAAGATGTCATAGCCCGCATTCCGAGGCGGGTGACAACGGATACCGTCATTCGCGCCAAAGCCCGATGGCGTGTTTCGGCAATGGCGATGGCCTATCGTCTTCATCAGCTGAAGCGACTTTCGGAGTGGCAATACAAGTCGATCTGCATCGACCTGACGAAGCGCGGCTACCGCACCGGTGAACCGAACGGCATCGGTCGCGAGAAATCAAAGGTCTGGCGCCAGGTGCTTACGATGCTCTGGCAGGAGCGCGTAACCAAGGCTGACATTGCGCGAGAACTCGGCCTCCCGCTCGGAGAAGTAGAGGGGCTTATCTGGAGCTTGACCGCCGATGATGGCGGGAGTGAGCGGCAGGAAAGAGGGCCGCTGCGAGCCGTGTAGAAAGAGGTATCGGGATGCCCAGACGTGCGATGACTACGTCTGGGCTTTCCGATAACGCCACTCCCGACCTGCCGCGCGCCCTCCCTCGTCGCGCCGCCGATATCGCTCCCAGCCGTTGGATTTGAGATAGGCCGAGACACGCATCTGATCGCCACGTGTCCAACGTCCGGGTTCGAGCCCGATCGCTTCATCGAGGATCTCGCCGACCGATACGTCGCTCAGCGGTTCCTGCCGCAGCACGCTTTCGGTGCGGGAATTGCCATAGTCCGGGTAGCCGTCGGACACTGTGCGGATCTCGTGCGTCAGCCAGTGCTCGATCAGATTGTCCCAAGCGTCGGATTGGTAGCGGCGCTCCTGTTCTCCATGAGCTTCGGCAAGCAGCGCCGGATCGTCGATCCACCAGATCGCGCCGTCGCGGAAACGGTGGACGGCTTCGGCCCAGAGTTGATCCCGATCGCGAGCGATTGCTGCGATGTCGATGCCGCCGCAGCGTAGCGGCCAGAAGCGCCGGTTGCCGGTTTCATCGCGCAGATAGGTGTCGGGGTTCACGGTGCCAGCGAAGACGCATTGGCGCGGCACCTCGACAGTGTAGCGGCCATAGGGCGGACGGAAACGGTCGGTGGTGCGGGTCAGGAAGGCCTTGATGCGCGACACCTCGGCGCGTCCGATGGCATCGAGTTCGGCAATTTCCACGATCCAGACGCCCTGCATGTGAATGGCCGCATCCTTGGACCCAAGCTCGGGCAGTTCGTCGGTAAACCATTCTTCGCCCGCCAGCACCTTGATGGCTGTCGATTTGCGCGCACCCTGCGGCCCTTCGAGGATCAGCATATGGTCGGCTTTCACCCCGGGTCGGTAGATCCGGGCCACGGCAGAGATCAGCCAGAGCGCGCCGATGGTGTGATGGAAGGCTGTCGGCGCGGCGCCGAGATAGGTGCTGGTCCAGGTCTCGATCCGGGGCGTACCGTCCCATTTCAGGGTGTCGAGCCAGTCGCGAACCGGATGGATGCGCAGGTCGCGGGCCACCGCGCCGACACCCCGGCTGACGACCATCGGGGCGACGTTGAGCCCGCGCAACTGCAGCCATTCGGCGGTACGCACATCGTCTGCATCGTCCCAGAGGCGCGGAAAGCGGGTGGCCGGGTCATCCCAGGGCAGCGGCTGGCGCACCACGATGGATTGGGCGAACTCGTCGAAGGCCAGGAGCCCTGCGAAGACCGGATCCGAGGACAGGGCGATGATCACATTGGCCTCGTTGCGCTCGGGCGTGCCGGACAAGTCCTGACAGAGCCGTCCGAACCAGGCGGGACGCGCGATCCTGCTCTGTGGATCGCCCGTCGCATGCACGCGGCGGCGCAGTTCCGTCAATTGCTTGTCGAGGATCGACATGGAGATGCCGGTCGCAGTCTTGATCCGGGCGAGGATCTGGCGTTCGGGCAGCGGATCGAGCCGGGCCAGCGCAAGGCGACCGAGAAGGCTGGAGAGCGCCGCGAGTTCGGGCGGGTTGGTCAGCGCTTGGGCGGCGGCAATCAACTCGTCCGGATCGCCAGGCGCCGGGGCCACCACTGGCGTCGAAGCCTCAAGTCCGACCGGCTCGTCTGCCGAAATATCCCGGCGATAGTCCGCCGCACGCGCTCCGCCCATCAGATCGTCGTTGAAATCGTCGCCATTGAGCGGGACCACGATCTGGTTCGGAATGTCGACTCGGTTCAGCCGGTCTGAGAGCGTGGCGGCCGCCTGACGACCGGCATCGCCAGCATCGGCGTAGATCGTGATCCGCGTCGTGCCCTCGGGCCAGCGAAAGCGCGCAAGCCCGTCGGCCGACAGCGCCGCCCAGACGGCGGTGCCGAACAGGGCATGTGCTGCCAACGCTGTCTCGATGCCTTCGGCGATGCCGAGGTGGCCGTCCGCAGGCATGGCGAACAGGCGCACGGCCCCATCCGCTACCGATCCCAGCATCTTCTTCCCGGCAGGCGCCTTGGCGCTGCCGTCGTCCATGAGGAAGGTCCGGTGGATGCCCTGCGCGCGGGTTCCATCCGCAAGGCGCGGCAATGCGATCAGCCCCGGCCAACCGCGTCGCGTGTCGAAATCCGGCAGGTCGGGATGGAACAGCAGATCCGGGCATCCCGGATCGGCAAGGCCGCGCTCACGCAGGTAGGCTTCGCCCACGGTTCCGACGAGCGGCTGGGCGCCATCGACCAGACGCGCAACCTCAGGTGAATGGTCGGGCTTCGGACGCGGCGCGCTTCGGGGCGCGGGATGATCCATCCCGGCAATCCGCACCGCTTCGTCGAAAAGCGCGCCATCGCAGAGCCCCGTCGCCTGCGCGATCAGATCGATGGGCCCGGCGCTTTCACCGGTGGCATAATCGAAGCCCCAGCCCGCATAGGGCCCATCAAGGTGGATGGTACAAGACCCCTCCTTGCGCGGCGGGCGGCCGGACAGGTCGGCACAGCGCAAGGAACGACGGTCGCGCGCGATCCGTGCCTCCGGAAAGATGCCGGGATAGTGTCCCAGCACGTGGTGTAGGAGGCCGCGCGCGGAGCCTTCGGCGTAGCGCAAGCCGCGCGGCCGTGGGTTACGCTGGCGGTCACCGCC